GTTAGTACATACCATGCCTACATTGTATTCACCAAACATATTAACAGTATTTCTAACTAAGGCAGTTAGTGCTTTAGGCTTACGACCCATATCACCTTTCATATCACCCTTGTTAAACTGATCAACGTCAGTAGGTGTTAACAACATACCTAAACTATCAATTACAAACAATACCTTAGGACGGTCTTCATGATCCTTATCAGCATATTCTGATTTGTAATCTTTCATAAAATCGCTTACTACTTTAGCGACATCATCAATCATTGCTAGATTGAGTTTTAGTAGTTTTTCGTCACTAGTATCTACTTCAAGGGCATGTAGCCACTTTTCGTCTAGTGCGTTTTCACTGTCAATAAGAACAACAAATATACCCTGATCTTGTGCGTTCTTTACAATGTTACCTGCCGCAATGTAGGATTTACCCGCACCACTTTCACCAGCAAGTACCGTTACCTTACCGAGGGGGACTCCGCGATGGAAGTCCCCACTGATAAGTTTGTTTAGTGTGTAGTTACCTGTGCTGATCCAAGTATCTGGATCATTAAAGCCTACACTTAAACCTGGTACTGCCTTTGTGATGCTTTTGCGGAACTTGCTTACATCAAAAGGTCTAGCCATGTTTAGTCATCCTTTTCCATTGCGTTTGCTTCCTGAATAACTTCAAGAAGTTCTGCTTCGCTGTTGAGAATTAAATTAACGTTCTTCCACTCATTCTCAGCATCACGACCACTTGCTTCAAAACGGAATCCATTGTCGTAACGATAGATAGTGTATGACTCATTAATTTTTGCGAGTTTAGATAGTTTCATTTTCTTTTCTCCTTAAGATTCTTTACGTTGACGGATCATTGCTAGAATGTCCTGGGCACTTGCTTTTTCTTCGCCGCCTGCTGGTGCCGCTACTGTCTCAGCCACTGGTGCTGGTGCCGCCGCTTCTGGAGCAGGTTGAGGTGCCGGAGCAGGTGTTGCCGCTACTGGAGTAGGTTGAGGTGCTGGAGCAGGTGCTGTAGTAGCAGTACCTGAACTGCTAGGAGCATCTACACCATACGGACGATAGTAATCACCAAAACGTGCTGGATCATACAACTGACCATCTACACTTGCTTCAAACATTTCGAAGATAATTCCCAACTCTTCAGCACTTGGCTTCTTGGGCAAGAAGTCATTCAAGTTAAACAGACCGTTAGCCGCAATAGCATCACGTTCAGTTTGATCTAGCGAACGCTCTCTACGAGCCCAATTACTAGTACTATAGTCAGCATACTGACCTTTGGTAGATTTCACAATACGGAAATCTGTACCTGCTTCATAGTCTGTTGGGATTTCTGGGAAGTCAGGATCCATAAGTGCCTGACTAATGATCTTAAAGATCTGTGGGCTAATAACAAACCTACGAATTGGATTTTCAGGAACAGTATCTTCCTGTAGTTCGCTGTTTGTTACAAAGCCTTGGAAGACGTAAGAACGCTTCTTCCAATACTTACGAGCAATATCTTCCATGCTTGGATCTTTAAACCAAGGACGGATTTCTGCGTGAATTGGGCAACTATCGCCCCACATTTCAACACATGGAACCTGGACCGTTACGGATTTGTGTTCGTCTCCACCTTTAACACCAGGAAATTCGAGACGAATCATTTGACGCTCTTTCCAAAAGAACGTGTTATTTTCATCTGAGTCTGGTAGGAAACGTAAGGTTGCTGATGAACCTTCTGGGATATTCCAATGTGGGAAAATTGCGTTGTCGCCGCCTGAGGATGTTCTAGTAGTAGAACGATTTTCTTGTTCGAGCAGTTTTGCTCTGATTTCTGCTAATGATGCCATAATGTTTCTCCTATATTAGCCTATATTAGTTTTTAAGTTGTGTACTCAAGTACACTTTGCCTTTGTTAGCCTATACAGTATACATATTATAGTGCCTACTGTCAAGCACTTTTTTGCCTAAGTCTTTGATATTATTAAGAAATTCTTTTACGAAGTTCTAGCATAATATCTTCGTCTAGAGCAACTGAACTAGTTTCACCTTGTTCGTTGTCTACACTTTCCAAGTATGTTACCATTTTTTCAACCATAGCACGGTTGTTTGGTAGCATGCCGTTATTTATCATCTCACTTAGTCCAGTAAGATGCTTTACCGTATCCTCGTTCTCACTTAAATTGGCGAGATAGGATAGAGTGGCCGCTAAACGTGCTTCCTCGCTTACGTTCTGTAAAAACGCAGGATGCTCTGGATCGTTTTCCATTATGGTAATACCATGTGTGTTGTTTAGAATACAATCGTATAAACCTTTAATTGCGGATTTTTCACTACTATCCCTCTCGTTCCTTTCAGCGACAATAGAGCCTACTTTTGAGAAGATGTTTTTCATTTCCTCAGTAGTTACTGTATTGTACAAAAACTTTTCGGTAATGTCAACATTATTTTTAGTATCTTCATTATTCTCTTGAACTTGAAAACTGTTATAACCCCTTACTGTTGACAAACTATTGATGGTGTTTTTGTAGCCGTTAAGTTTATCACTTACTGCTTCAACAATATCACCATTTGTTTCATTCATGAGATTATTTCCCTTAACATGTTTTAAAAACTTATTAAGAGCGGAGATCTCTTCACACATTGCTAAGATTGCTTCGCCTGTAGCATCGTATGGTGTGCCTCCTTCGTTGACGTGCATCGCCATCGCTTTAGCACCCGACATATATCTATGTGGGAACCTAAATTTTTCACCTTGTGAGTTTTCAATAAACAGTGCGTGAATGTTTCTACTACGAGCGCCACGTACTTCTTCATTCACACCCTTTGTGTGCTTAATAATTAATCTGGCTTCAGGCATTTTAATGTAACTTGTTTTAATGCTACCAAATGGTTTGCTGAAGCCTTCTTGTACGACACTCTGGTGTGCGAAGTCCTTTGGCGCAATTTTTTTATCGAACTTTCTCACTGTATACTCACCTAAATTCTTATGGGCTACTGACTTAATACTGTCTAGTAGTCTTCTGTTACCAGGAATATCATACTCCTGGCCTGCTTGTACCAATATCTCTGTCTTAGCATCTTCTTTTCTCAGTGTTACCATCAAGTCTTGATCGTAAGCATAAAAACGAGTTGCTTCTTCTGGCTGTAGTGTTTTGATACCTTCAGCAGTAAATAGACGCAATTTGTAATTGGCGCCTTTTAAAATATTAAACAACTCTTCTGCTAATTCATTCATACTATTGTGTACTCCTATACTGTATTTATGCCAAAGCGTTATAAAAAGCTCATTGGCATAGGCTCTTCGTAATCATCATCTTCAACTTCTCCTTGTAAGAAATCAAAAACACTGTCCTCATACTTGGTTACTTCCTGAGTCATTCTAACTACTAATAGCAGAGCCATAACTAAGTCGTCTGTTTCACCTTCTTTTGCGGCATAACTTTGTCCTCTGGCAACAAACGTTTTTAGTTCTCTGAGCAAGTTTTTACTTGCTATTTCAATTCTATCTGTTTCCACCCATTGTTTAAGTTTAGCACAAGCGGCTAATTTACTCTTGTGTGTAGTTGTAAATCCTTTTCTAATTCTACCAGGACCGCGACGTCTACTTTCAGTTATCATAGTACCGCCAATATTTTCTTCACCCATTTCTTCTAGCATAACCAGTGCGGCTTCTCCCAGTGTATTATTCTCTAAACTGTAGTATATGCTTTCTTCAGGAACGCCTTCGTCCTGTAGATACTTGATAATCTGCTGTAAGATACGCATTTGTTGTTGAATAGGTGTTTTGTTGTGTTGCCATTCTGCTACTTGTTTTAACCCCGGTAGTTCATAAACTTGTATAGCGGCGTTGTCTCCGCCTGTACCTAAACTAGGATCTAAACCTACCATATAAAGTTTGTCTTTTTCAACAGGCTTAAACCAACGCACCTGTCCTTGTTTTGCCCAGGGATCTTTACCTTGTAGTAGTATAAGTTTTAAACTATCAATTAAAGTTTCATCATAAGCAATGAACTCACAGTTATGTTCTCGTCTGAATCGTTCTTCACCTATTTTACCTTCTTCTACAGCAGCCCACTCTCTATCTCTATCTGGATGAGCCTTCCAATCTGCTAGATAATTGGCAAATCCATTACGTCCAACTTTTTGTTCATTGCCATACTCGTCTAAATTTTTAAGACTTTCTTTCCAAATTTGTGCGAACTGATCGTCATCCTGGTTAGGAGTGCTGGTAATGATACATTTACCACCAGTTGCTAATGTAGGTGAAAGTGATGTCCAAAACTCACGAGCAATCGAGGGTCTAACAAACGCAAACTCGTCCAAGTATGCTAGTGAAATACTCAAACCACGTCCGGTGTTTTCTGTCGTTGCTTGTGCTACAATACGGCTACCATTGTCAAACTCTAAACTACCTTTGTTGTATGCTGTAACGCCAGCACGAATAAAGTCAGGCAGAGTTTCATAGGCAAAACGTATACGCTGCATAATCTCCTGTGCGCCACTGTATTTGTGTGCCGCAATTAAGATAGTTTGATCTGGATTAAACATTGCGTACCATAACAGATATCCAGCCGCCGCTGTACTCTTACCCATCTGTCTAGCAAGCATAGCAATGCTGTATCTATTTTCATGATAGACGTCTACAAGTTCCCTTTGATAATCAAAAAGATTAAATTTCATACGTCCCTTTACTGGATGCTGAATATAACAAAATTCAGTCATAAAATACTTGGGATCTTGAGCGCACTTAGCAAGATTAAGTAGTTGCTCTTGTGTGTACTCTTCTCGTTTATACGGGGTTTTAGTTAATTTGGTATCTACTGCCATGTATGTATTTACCTGATAAAAAAGGCCGCTTTTAAATGTAAGTAGCGAATTACATTATGGTAGCGGCCAAACCTCAGCCTAGAATTAACGGTCCTAGGTTTATTTGTTTTTGATTGCGTCATACTTGGCTTTCATGCCTTCTACTGTATGACTTTCGTTAACACTAACTTTCATATCTTGTGCGTCTAAGTAACGCTTTAGACTTAGGTTAACTGCTTGAGCAAAGTTGTAGTTATCTTCATCACCATGAACTGTTGGCTCTTTTTCGCCAACGCCATCAGGTGTATTAGCCCATTGCTCACTTAGTTTTTCAATGTGTTCGTTAATTTTTTCTTCGCTAATGCCTGAAAGTTTTAGCAAGTGAATTAGTTGAGTAGTATCCATTGTTGGTGCTTCTGAAATCTCTTCAAGTTCTTCTTCAACAACTTCTTCCTTCTTAAGTGAGCGCAATGCTTCATCATCATAAGGTTTTTTAGTAAGATGCCTTTTAGAAATCTTACCCTTGTTAGGGCCTGTATACACTTCTCCCGTGTCATTATCAACTGCTTGAATTTCATCGAGTTGTTCTTCTGATTCTTTAACTTTGTATTTCTTGCCGTCTACTTCAAATTCGTCTTCGCCAGCGTCTTTAGCCTTTTTAAGTTCATGTGAGAATTCGTTGCCTTCGTTTGGCTCTTCATCAAGTTCAGCCTTTGCTTCTTCAAGTTCTTCTTCAACTGATTCATGTTTATGCTTTTTATTAGAACCACATGATGCTTCATTCATTTTACATTCACAATCATCATCACATCCACATGGATCTTCATTACAACAGCTGCAACTTGATTCTTTTTGTATAGCAAGATCAGGATCTCCGTCACCATCGATATCTACCATAACCCAGTTATCACCTTTTGGATCCATACTGTCATAACCACAATCTGTGGTTGGCTGTCCTAACATATCACCACAATGCTTACACTGTAATGACGTGATACCTTCTTTAAGTTCACGTTCAGTTGTTGCTGTCTCTTCTGCTACAGGAGCCTCGTATTTTACTCCTGCTAGATTGAGAATTCTTTCTAGATCATTCATAACTTAGTCTCCCATAAGTTCGTTTATTAACTCATCTTTGAGTTGTTCTGATATTGATTCTCTACGCATAGTTGCCAAGTACTGTTCTTTTTCAGCATCTTGCGGAAATAGTGCTTTTAATAATTCTGGAGAGTTATCAGCGATAATGCTTAATACTTCTTCTTTTGGCGCTGTATCACCATCTAAGATAGCGTCACGGGCCATATCCCAATCACTACCTTCTAGTTCTCTGGCAACGCTCATAAAGTAGTTAGCATCTCCACCATCCATTTCTGGATCGTCTGCCCACTGCTCTGTTTCACGTTCTGCTAATTTCATAATTATGTCAACGATTTCAGTAACCTTCTCACTCATTTTGTTTTCAGTTACTTGTGCTTCGTCTACTTCTTCGTCATCAATTTGGTCTTCTGATACTTCAAGTCCTGATAACTTTAAAATTCTGCTTAGTTCACTGTTATCTACCTTGTCGCCACCTGCTTCCATCATCGGAGCAAGATCCTTTAACAAGAAATCTTTGTCGTAGCCTTGTGGCTCTAGCATGTCAATGAGTTTAAGTATTTGGTCTTTTGTCATACCATGACCAATATAATCGCCTACTTCAGTTTGCTCCGCATCACCTTTTATAATCGCAGCGTAGGTGCTTTCTACTTTATCTCTACTGTTTGCCATAACTGACAATTCACTGTCTGCTTCTTCAACATTCTCTTCTGTGTCATTCATATCATAATGTCTACGAATATGTTCTACAAAATCTGCAACCTGATCACCGGTCATCCAACGAGCTATTTCATCAATAAATGCTCTGTGAGCATGACTTGGGGATTCACCACCACAAAAATCATCTTGTAGTTTATAAAAAGGTTCGGCACTGTCGCCAACTGCTTCTGCCATCTCGCTGTCTTTTTCAATTGATTCGTCTACATCTGAAACTGCTGCTCTCATGTTAATACCATTTTGTGCTAATCCGGACAATGCCAAAATTCTGTTAATATCACTCATCGATTTCTTTCCCCGCGATTTCTTTTTCTTTATCTTTACGGAGTTTTAAAAGCTCTTGTACAAAACTTGTGTTAAATTTATCGCCATAATAATCAGCG